GGGGGATACAAGTCTGCCACTCAGTGACAGTAAAGTTTGTCGTGTTTCCAAGCGCCTATCGGCCGATGGCTCCAAGAGTACTTGTAATGTATGGATGACCTTAGGTACGGCTTAAGGAATGCTCAACGACCATTCTGAATGTCAATGAGGGTGTTGAAAGAGGGTGTCGCAGTGAGCGGACAGAGGGGCGGGTCTGAGCTGTTTGTGCATGCACTTACACCTTCCGTCTCGATCATCCAATCATTGGCCGATGCTACCTGTCTTGGCCTGACCTCTCACTGGGGCCAGAACCACCGATTCCATCATCATGTGGTAAGGGTGGCCAAGCCAGTAGGTTGTATGTACATAGACACAGCTTCTTCGGCTAAGTTGTAAGCCCGAACTTGATCCAATTTTCCACCACGGGATCTCGTATGGTCACACCCACCTACTTTTCACCATATACTCCACTACTACTTCCAGACCGCGGGACTTGCAACCCCGTTGGCAGTAAACCGCAGTACCTAGGAAGCCCGGTCCTAGGTTCATGATTTCGGCTTGGGCCGAGGGCAACCACTCTCCTACCCGCAATTAATGAAACAATGACTCCTTTAAGAAATTTCAGAAATTGCACCGACTCTAACGCATCTAGGCAGATGAAGTGCTCTGTCTACCTGGGAATTTTGTTTTCTCATTTGATTAGCGTTTTGTGTATGGGTGGCGGCGTGTTCGCATCGCGTGTTAGATGTAGTATGCTTGTATGTTTTAATGTTGTTTGTATACATTTTCGTATTGCATGTGTATGGTCATGTTTGTTTTTATTTTTCTTTTCCTCGTTCAACCGGCCAAGGGAGATGGCTGGGCGGGTTCCGATCCGTTTATTCACTTATCGTCGGCGCGTATGTGGCGGTAAACACCCGCCAAAAAGGGTTAACAAGCACCCGCGCAAGACATTTCCAAAGACGACACAACCTTCGTTGGTGGTAACTGCACCAGTCGCCACCTGTATGCCCCCTGATAAAGCGGACTGGCCGGTTTTAACTGGCTTGGTCGATGGTTCCACCACCATCACCACGTTCGCTATTTCGGAATACAGCAATTATTGTACTCGTATCCTTACTTACTCTTTGGCAAATGGTCCTTTACATTTCCAAGATGGTATGGTTGACTTGATACAACAAAAGGCTGAATTTAAGGGGCTCACGTTGGCTCATTATCTAGCTTACATTGGCTGTAAGGTCTACTGCACCGCCATTAGGGCAAGTTCGACTGTCCCAGACACATTTGAAGACTGTTTGATGCATATTTTCAATCCCAATTCCAAGCATTCTGCTCGGTTTGTTATTCGTTGCAATGCCTGTGATGATGAAACCAACCCCGATGCTTTGAAATCTCACATTGCTTTTATCAATCAAGTCTCAAAGTGTTGTCCGGTACGCGATAAAACCCTGAATGGCGAGTTTGACACCAACAGCATCAAGGCCAAAGCCAACTTCCAAGCGTTGTATGCAGAGTTCAACCAGGAACCGCTGGATCCTTTAGATCCCACGCAGATCGTTGAACCGATTCGTTCGCCGGCTGTTCTGGATGTTGAACCAGTTGCCACGAAGAGAGTCGTCCTTGAAGCCCCACTAGTGGTCTCACAACTAACGATGGCTTATGCCGAAAGACCACCGATCACCTCCAATCTCCCCACTCACACAATTGTCAATATGGATACGGCTATGGCTTCGTGGAACATCCAACTTCCATACCCATCAGTTTGTTTCACACTTCTTTTTCACTTAGGCACATTTTTCAAAAAGACGAATATCTTATTAACTTGTGCGTGGAAGATGGTGAAAAATAGTCTGAGCATCATTTGTCGTTACTTGCCCACTGTCCGTAGAGCGTGGATCATGCCAGCTATGCCTATCAATGTGAGTTGCCTTAGGAATATGAAGGACATGTTCATCTGTATCAGAACCCGTAGCCTTTTGGCGTGGATAGTCTTGGTACAATTGTCCTGTTTTCCTCTGGATTTGACCGTTTTCCCTTTTTGGTCATGCGTGGTGATCAACCTGTTGTTACACTTTGCCTTTCATCCCAAACATGTGTTGTATGGCCTTTTGTCGACTTCTAGTTTCATATGGATTTTGAACTCCGTTTTAAACTATGGCGCAATCAACACAGGTAAAGTGACACACATCAATTACCCTTTCTCCTTCTCTCTGTGGTATGCAATCGTTGGGTTTTCCCTGATACCAATCTTTTGGAACTTGCTTTACCATGCCTTGGGTGTTGTTCTTGCCCATAGTCTTTGTTTCACGCCCAATGATGTGTGTGAACTTGAGAGTCGAGAGACCCTACTCTATTCCTGTTCATGTCCTGCCTCATTCAAGAGAGTTGATCGTTGCGTTCATCGTGACTGGGATACTATTGTACGAAGACAGTTGATCAACCTGCCACCTGGATTTCCACTCGGGATGTCCAATTGCTTGGTTGATCGTCTCAAGACGTACTTGCAGCTTCTCGGTTACCAATTTAATGAACCGATTGTAACTTTCTTTTGTTGTGGACCGTGCCACCCACCACCTGTCAACTACTCCATCCGTGTGCTTTCGCCTAAGGAGAGGAGTCCCGAGATCAGGTCAGAGCAGGTATTTTACTCCCATCCATTTATTCACACTAGTGCCACCGGCTTCAAACAACCATTAGTCAGTGCACCTTACACGATCCTAAGGGACGAACATGGTGCCTGGCAATTGATTGGAGAAGAAGATATGAGTTACCAAGGCCAAAAGATTCCGTGTGATGTGTTCAAACGTGTTGGCAATCGTGATATTTGCTTCAACCGTGATACCAATTCCGCCTTTGCTGCACCAGCTGGTGTGGATGTAGGGATTTATTCACGTATGAGGGATCACATTGCCGTTCGTGAGGGCATTACACCTTTATCGATCCTACACTCAATCAATACTAATTTTAGGGATACTAAGCAGCTTACGATGGCCGATCAAGCACGAGTGCTTGAACACCTATGTAAGACCACTTGCATCTCCTACAATTTGAGTGTTCAGGGGGGCCGCGGTTATTTTGGAAAGGGTGAGGCTACTCCTAACCCGACGCATCCGACCTTGAGTTGGCGTTGCGTTTGGTGTGGTTGGTTCCCCCCTCCAAAGTCTCATTGGAAGCACCGAACCTGCCCTGGTTGTCTAAGCTATTACACCCGGGAGTTCCTGCTTGGTGGTTCCTTACAACATCGAGATGGGTACGTGAAACACTATCGTGCTCCAATTGGGGTCAAGCCCATTGAATCCACACCAAAAACCAAGGACACTAGGGAAGTCATTTACATCGGACCCAAGGTACCGCCCAAGCCTAGTAAAGCACAGGGACCGTACTTAATTGGCATCGGCCATGACCACTGGAAACCCACCAAATTTGCCAAATCGATCACTAATGAGCTATTGGCAATCACTTATCGGATTTTTGCCTTACCGAAGAATCAGCCGGTGAAGCCTTTTCCTGGTGGCAAAGGTGGCAAAGCGCTGTTTGCCAAATATGAGGAGGAAATGCTCGAGTTCGGCGCACGCTGGAAGAGCATGTCCAAATTCATGACACGTACTGGACTCTTGGATCTGTCTGTATTGCCGTGTCCACTTTATGGATATAGCGATCTGGACTGGCTCTGTGAAAACATGCCTGAACTGTACCAGAAGGAAGGTCAATTTTTGACTGACTACCCTATGGACAATTGGCTAGGCATGCCGGTAGACCACAGTGCTGAACCTTGGGTCACTCATTTTGCCCCAAATCGTAAGAAGCAATTGTGGCCCACCATAGTACAGTACCTGAAGTACGGATTACCACAGAACATTGATTTCAAACTTTTCCAAAAAGATGAACTTGCCTGCAATGACATGCCACCCGGTGCAATAGATTACCCACCGAGTAACCCAAGGTGCATTCAAGCACCTTCTGATTACACGCACATTGTGATGGGGCCATGGATGCGCAATGCAACCAAAGCCTTGCACCACAAGTGGCACATGGGGACTCTAACTTATGCGTCAGGCATGAATCCGAGCCAATTGGACGAATGGTTGTCTACTCATGTCGATCGTTCTGGCCACCGCAAACCGGAATATGCAG